CACCGTAGACTACACTGGTTTCGGTTGGGTCCTGATCAAGAAGGGTGTCTTCGAACATCCTGAGATGAAGTACCCCTGGTTCGCTCCTAAGATGCAAGTCTTTGAGTCTGGTGATGTCCAAGATATGTGCGGAGAGGACGTTTCCTTCTGTCTCGATGCTAAGGAAGCTGGTTTTGAGATCTGGTGTGATCCAAAAATCCGCGTCGGTCACGAAAAGACTCGTATCATCTGATGTTATATACTGTACTGGAGTTAGGGACTGACGGTTGGGCTTCACCAGAACCCAAATTCGATACTAATCTGACGAAAGAACAGGCAATGGAGAGACTGGACTACTATATTAATGAGGGAGTCTCTCCTCAACGTCTAAGAGCAACCCCTCAGACCTAAAAAAATCGCGTTTCGGCGCGTCTAAACTTTAAAAAAATCGCGAAAACCACTTTAAGTTACTAAATAATGGCTGTAAAGAAAATCTCTAAGAGCGGTTCCGTCTATATCGAGTCCGCTCCAAAGACAACCCGTCAAGGAATGAGCAAGAATACTAAACTTTCTGCTACTTCCCGTAACGGAAAACGCAAACGTTATCGAGGTCAAGGTAAGAAATGACGGAAACTAATCCTAGTTCTGGTCCAAACGCATCAGATAGTGCATCTACACCCGTAGAAGGTGCTCAGTCATTCACTTATGATGTCTCTAAACAAGCAAGAAAGAGAGCATCTGAACTTGCTAACAAACCAAACCCCGCATCTCCACTAGCCGCTGGTTGATTAGAATGAAAGACTTATTGTTCATCTCCGAAGATAAAGAGAAATCTCTTATTCAGGAGATGACATATAAGTTGAAAATGTCGAATTTGGATATTCATCCTAGTGACACATGCTTTTTAATGGTGTCACCAGACTATTCTGGAATAGTAACACAACATCTCTCCCATTCATTGTCCATGGATGGGGAGATTTTTCATATTGAAGCAGTTAATGTACCCTTTCCAGACGAATCTAAAGTAGAATATGAGATTGAATTCTACGCAAACTACATTGAATGGGCTAATAAATGGAAAAAATTCGTACTTTGTGAGGCTGGAGTAATCCGAGGAGGTAATTATACTTGGATTACAGAAGCGATGAACCGTCTCGCACCCCAAAAATGCTATACTGTTGCTCTATGTGAGAACATTGGTAGCAAATTTAAGAGTGATTTTGTCTCTTTGTACTATGATGACAACACTCATGACCTCCATTTTTGGTGGGAACAACCTAACAATCATTGGAAATACCATAATAAATAACCTATAGAGATAGAAACCTCTCTAAAAGTTCTTTTTTAAGAACACAATGGAGGATTTTATGTCAAATCACCCAGTGCCTGATCAAGGCAAGGACTTTATTGAGTCTGGAATGACCCTAATTACAGATAGAAAGTCCGACAAATACCTTAATATGCTTAGGGAAGTCAAACATGACCACCTAAATGACATGAAACGTCAAAATTCTCTTCATGAATCAATTCGTAATGACGAAGATTATGACGATTGGACGTATGGCACCGAGCCTACTTACGGTCAACCTTGGAAAAAGTGATATAGATAGTAGATACTATTAACTTTTTTCCTAAAAGATGGCTCTAATAGACAGAAAAAGAGTTTCAATACCGTTCAGGGACATTAGTTTTCAGTTTTTGAAGCACCCTGTGACGGATGATATTGGATCTTTCACTGATGAGAGCGCTATTAAGAGATCTGTACAAAATTTAGTTCGTACTAGATTTGGTGAACGTTTTTTTGAGCCTCTTTTAGGAAGTTCTGTTGAAGATTCTTTGTTTGAAACCGCTGATGATTTTACTTCTGGTGACATAGAAGGTTCTATTGTCGATTTATTGGAGAACTTTGAACCCAGAATCAATAATATTAACGTACTAGTTACTTATCCCGTAGATAGTAATGAAATTTCCGTTAGTATTAAGTTTGATATTGTTGGTTTAGACCGTCCAAGACAGGAAATAGACTTTATCTTCCAATCGACTAGAGTGTAATGGCTTTTAATCAGTTTACAAACTTAGATTTTAGCTCCCTAAGGGACCAAATCAAGGATTATTTACGTGTAAACAGTAATTTTACTGATTTTGACTTTGAAGGATCGAACTTTTCGATTCTCATCGACGTTTTAGCGTATAATTCTTACATTACTGCCTACAATACCAACATGGCAGTCAATGAATGCTTCCTTGATAGTGCTACTTTAAGGGAAAATGTAGTTGCACTTGCTAGAAACATTGGTTATGTCCCAAGATCATCCAAATCTTCTCGTGCAACGGTCAATTTTAGCGTAGATTTGGGTAGTAATGACACCAGAATCGTTACTTTGAAGGCAGGACAGGTTGCCTTGGGTAATCAAGCTGGTGGACAGTACATTTTTTCGATTCCAGACGATTTTGTTACTACTGTTGACAACAGTAACTTCGCAAATTTCGATAATTTGGATATTTACGAAGGAATTTTTCTGACAAAGAGATTTACGGTTGATTATTCTCAGCCAAATCAGAAATTTATTCTTCCAAACCGTAATGTTGACGTTTCTTCGATTAGAGTTTCGGTAGAATCCAACATTACTGAGACGTATGATAGATATACAAATATTTTAAACGTTGATTCCTCTTCTAGGCTGTTCTTGGTCCAAGAAGTTGAAGATGAGAGATATGAAATCCTATTTGGTGATGATATTTTAGGAAAGAAACCTCCTGCAGGATCAACAGTCACAGTTACGTACATTGTGACGAATGGATCTCTTGGAAATGGTGCCGCAAACTTCTCGTTTGTTGGAATTTTGAAAGATGACACTGATACAACGCTAACTTCTGGTATTGGTGCTGTTACAACTGTCCAATCTGCAGAAAATGGAGATGATATTGAGGATATCAGTTCAATCAAGTATCTGGCACCTCGTATCTACTCCTCACAGTACCGTGCAGTGACGGCAAATGACTATAAAGGTATAATCCCCTTCGTATACCCTAACGTTGAATCTGTGACCGCCTACGGGGGTGAGGAGTTGGATCCACCTGAGTATGGAAAGGTCTTTATTGCTATCAAACCACGAAATTCTTCTTTCCTATCTCAGGTTACAAAGGATGATATCCTTAGACAGTTAAAACAGTATTCAATTGCTGGTATTAAACCAGAAATTATTGATCTTAAGTATATGTACGTCGAACTCGACAGTACAGTTTACTATAATGCTAACTCTATTACAGATCCAACAGATTTAAGAACGAGAGTATTCAATACTCTTACCACTTATTCTAAAACTTCGGATATTAACAGCTTTGGCGGAAGATTTAAGTATAGTAAGGTTGTTGGATTGATTGATGATAGTGATAGTGGTGTTACATCAAACATCACTAGAGTTAGAATTCGTAGGGACATTAGTCCAGAGGTTAATTCCTTTGCGACTTACGAATTGTGCTATGGAAACTCTTTCTATCAACAATGTGATGGGTATTCCATTAAATCTACAGGATTTACCGTAAGTGGTATCCAAGGAACTGTATATCTTGGTGATATTCCTATTGATGATGAAAAGGGCAGATTGGTTCTCTTCAGATTGGAAAATAATCAACCATTAATCGTCAAAAACAACGCTGGCACAGTTGATTACGTTCTTGGAGAGATTAATCTAGAAGTATTAAATATAACAGGGACTTCTTTAGAAAGTGGACTAATTCAAATTGAAGCAATTCCTCTTTCTAACGACATTATTGCATTGAAAGATTTGTATCTGCAATTAGATGTCGGAAACAGTAGAATCACGACACTTCCTGACGTTGTTTCTTCTGGTGAAAACCTATCTGCTACTCAGTACGTTACTACTTCTAGCTACGCAAGCGAAACCAAGTATACACGATAATTCAAAATGTCCGATAAATTACCAGCAGCAGAAATCAAGAGAGTAAAAGTATCTCACTTTATCGAGTCTCAGATTCCTGAATTTCTCAATGAGGAATCTCCTTTATTTAAGGAGTTCCTTGAACAGTATGCTTATTCGCAAGAACATCAAGGTGGTGTTGAAGATCTTGCTACCAATATTGCAAATTACAAAAAAATTGCAGCTTTTAATAATGAGACTCTGATTCCTTATACGGTACTGACTCAATTTACCTTTGCTGGTGATGATACAATTAATGTAGCTTCTACTAGAGGGTGGCCAGATTCATATGGTCTCCTCAAGATTGGAAATGAAGTAATTACATATACATCGAAGACCGAAACTTCTTTTGTAGATTGTGTTAGAGGTTTTAGTGGTATTGATGAGATTTCTAGAGCAGATGCTACTGAATTCTTAAATTTTGCTCTGACTGAAGCGGATGAACATCAACCAGGGCAACTTGTATATAATTTAAGTAATCTATTCCTACAAAAGTTTTTTGAAAAGTTCAAATCCGAGTTCTTACCTGGATTTGAGAACAGAAGTTTTATTAGTGGCGCTAATGTAAGTACTATCCTATCCAGAGCAAAAGATTTCTATTCTTCTAAAGGAACGGATCAGTCATATCAAATTCTTTTCAAACTTCTCTATGGTAAGGATATTGATATTATCAAACCAATTGATTATACATTAATTCCTTCTGCTAACTCGTATTTTAGAACAAAAAATATTCTTGTAGAGAATCTTTTTGAAGGAAATCCACTAGACACTGTTGGAAACTCTTTAGAGCAAAATATTCCTGGTATTGGTACAGTTTCGGCGTCTATTTACAACGTTGAATATAGACCAGTAGATGACAAGAATTTTTATGAAATTTCTTTGGACTCTACATCGTTTACTGGAAACTTCCAAGTACCTGGTAAGACAAGGACTCTAGAGATTATCAATCAAAATTCTGATAATATTCTTGTAGACTCTACCGTTGGTTTCGCTCAGGCTGGAACTCTTCTAATCAGACCAACAGCAGAATCGAACTTTATTGAGGTTTCGTATACTGATAAAACTACAAACCAGTTCACTGGAGTTAGTGGTGTTACAACCTCTCTAGAATTTGGTGCAAGTATTTTTGAAGATAAGTTAGCTTATACTTATTCTGGATATGGCCAAACTTCTTTAGTTCAACTACGACTCGTTAATATTATTAACGAGGTTGATACTACTCAAACTGCAAATATGCAAGTTGGGGATAGTCTTAAGTTATACTCTTTTGGTTTTGATTTATCTGAAGACGCTAAGTTCAATAGTTGGATTTATAACTTACCAACAACTCACAATATTTTTAATTTCTCTCAGGTATCATCAAATAACTATAGAATCAGACTGTTTGATAACGTCGTTTTCTATATTGATGAAGAGATTAGAATCGTTAATGATCTTGGACAAGAATCTACAGCTGTTGTAAAGACAATTGAATTTGATTCTTCAAATACTGAGAAGAAGCTTGCTGATCAGATTGTTGTTCAGTCTATTCAGACTCCTCCATCTAATCCCAGCTATATTAAGAAGAAAATTGTAAAAGCTTCTCATAACTCCAATTATTTTTCTGGATTAGATTTATTTCCAATTGGTATTCAGAATTCTTATCTGGATAAGAATGAGGACTATGCTTACGTAACAGCTTCTGGTCTACCAAACTATCCTGTATTTGCAACAGATAACAAAGTTTTTGTAAAGAGTTCTACTATTCAAGCGGTAGATTCTAATAATACTCCTATCAATAATGGTGGATACACCTACACTTTGCAATCTCTTGATCCCCTTGCTTTAACTCCTTTTGATCATAATTTGGTAACAGGAGATAAAATTTATTGGGACAATACTACTAACAGTGGTATTCAGACAGGTGTATATTTTGTAACTAGTATCAATGAAACAGAATTCTTCCTTTCTTACAGTGGATCTGATGTATTTGCTAAAAAATATATCGCTGTAAGGACGGGAACTTCTGGGCAGTATATCTTTAAAAATGAGTTCCAAAATAAAACACTAAAACACCAAAAAATCCTAAGAAAATTACCATACAAAAAGAAAAAAGAATTCTTCATCGATGAAAATAAAAAACTGATCAATAATAAACCTATTGGTCTATTGGCAAATGGTGTTGAAATTTATCCACCTACTGTTTTTGATGAACAAATTTTTTACGGAAATATTGAAGATATTAGAGTAACTAATCCTGGAAAGGGGTATGATATTATTAATGGTCCACCGTTGGTTATTACGGATGATACTGGTTCTGGTGCTGTAGCACATGCGAACCTTGTGGGAGCATTCTCCCAAGTAAAACTAATTACTCCTGGTATTGGATACCAAGAAAAACCAAAGATTACGGTTACTGGTGGTAATGGAACTGGTGCTGTTCTTGAGTCTAATTTTGTTAGAGGTAGAATTATCGCTAACTTTAGAGCCGATGGTTCTTCAGTTAATGTTGCTTCCAATACTATTGATTTTCCAGAAAAGCATAATTTCCAACTTGGAGAAGGAGTGGTTTATGAAGCTCAGGGAAATCCACCTGTTGGCAACTTAGTTAGTGGATCTACTTATTATGCAAGACCAGTTGACGATCTAACGATTACTTTACACAAAGATTCCAATGAAGCTATTACTGGAGTAAATCCTGTCAATATTACGTCAGTTACCTATGGATTCCATAGATTCTCTACAGTTGAAGCTAAAAACACAATTACTAAAATTTATGTAAAAAATCCTGGAGAGGGATATTCTAATAGAAAAATTATCGTTCCTTCTCGTCCAACCCAAGGTGATACTAGATCGGGTATTAGTACTTCTGATAACTACATCTTTGCTAAGAACCATGGATTCAAAACAGGTGATGTTGTAGAGTATAGAACTACTGGATCTATTATTAATGGACTTTCTACTACAACAAACTACGCTGTAAAGCGTCTAGATGATAATAGAATCAAATTCTTCAATGTTGGTGTAACTACTGAGAGAGATTTAACTGATTTTGAAAAGAATAAAGAAGTTATTCTGAAGAGTGTTGGAACTGGAGATCATACAATCAAATATCCAGACATTGTAGTAAAAGTTGAATCTATTTCTGCTCTTGGATCTACAACTATTGTTGCTCCAACTATTGAACCAATCGTATTGGGTTCCATCGACAGCGTATACCTTCAGGAAGGGGGTGTTGGGTATGGTTGCACCAATATCATCGATTTCCATAGAAGACCCAATGTAGGGGTATCTACGGTACGTTTCAGAGCGCTTTTGAAACCAATTATTATTGGTGGCAGTATTGTAGACGTTCAAATTCTTGCCTCTGGTCAGGGATATAGACAAGATTCTGATATTATTATTACTAGTGATAATGGAGATTTTGCTGACATTAAACCAATTATTACTGGAGATAAAATTACTGGTGTTAATATTCTTGACGGTGGAATTGGATATGATGATAGTACTACTCTAACACTACAGAATCGTGGTAGGGATGCGAAATTTATTGCTAGTTTGAAAGAGTGGAAAATTAATCAGGTAGCAAAGCAAGGCGACTTGATTAGTAGAGAAGATGCTATTGTTATTAGACCAAACACTGATCCCGCTTTGGGTCTACAAGCAGTCTCAATGTATCCACCATCGAGACTAAGATATCAGTTGGGTGATAATATTGACAATGGTAACCTGGAACTTACTCAAAATGCGGCACACTCTCCTATTCTAGGTTGGGCATATGATGGCAATCCAATTTACGGTCCATATGGATTTTCTGGAACCACTGGTGGTCCAGTTAGAAGACTTACTCCTGGATATATTCTAAACACTCAAAATTTTGCTAATCTTAGACCACCTGGGTATGCACTGGGATACTTCATTAATGATTACGTATTTAATAATTCTGGAGATTTGGATGAACATGGTGGAAGGTATTGTGTTACTCCACAATATCCAGATGGAGTATATGCGTACTTCTACAGTGTTGACGTTGATTCTAGTGGTGTTGCTGAACCAAAGTATCCATATCTATTAGGACCATCGTTCAAAGATCTTCCAGAAGAAGAAAACTTCTTTGTTAATTTCAATCAAGACTTCCCAGTTTTTGAAAGAGGACTTGTTAGAAACATTGGTCCATATTATCTTTCGGCTGGAAACTCTGATTATGAACTGATCGATAAGGTCAAGGATTCATACAAACAGGAATTCAATGTAACTTCTGTGAAGAGTGCTGGTATTACTTCTGTGAGTATTTTCAGTCCTGGTACTAATTACAGAGTAGGCGATTCTTTAATTCTTGACAATGCTGGAACTGATGGAACAGGATCGAATATTGTCGTTGAAGAAGTAGTTGGTAAACTAGTTGGTTCTGTAAAAGTCGGTGTAGACACTTTTGTTGATACTGATTTGCAATTAATCAATAATAGAATCGTTGCTATTACTACAGTCCCACATGGAATTGACAATGGTGAAACTGTATTTTTGTCTGGTATTTCTACATCACAGTTCACTGATTTTGATGGACCCCAGAAAGTTTCTGTAGTTACAAGAACTGTGGGATTGACAACTTTCATTCCAGATGTTGGCGCTACTGGAATCACAACTCACATTTTAGTCACCGATACTAGGGGATTTGGAGTTGGAGATATAATTGGTGTTGGCACCGAGACTATGACAATTCTTGATATTGATTCGAGATACAATAGATTTAGGGTCAATAGAGAATATTATGTTGGAATTGCAGTAACACATACTGCTGGTGAAGATAAAGTACAGTTAAAACCAACTAGATTTGAGTTTGGTCTTGGTAATTCAAATATTAGCTACCAAACATTCTCCAATGAAGTTGTTTACTTCGATCCAAACAATACAGTTGGAACTGGATCAACTGGATCGACATATCAGATTGTTGTTGGTCTTGGTGGTAGTTTGTCTGCAAATGTTGGACATAGAGTTGTCCCTCAGCAAGCAATTTATTTGCCAGATCACAAATTCTACACTGGTCAGAAACTAATTTACAATGTTGGTATTGGTGGATCTTCTCTTGCTTGGTCTCCAACTAAATCAGGTTCTACATCTGGTATTGGTACTGAACTTCTTGCAAATGAATCTGAAGTATATGCTGTTAATTTGGGACCAAATTATCTGGGATTATCTACTGTTGGATTCCCAACATCGGGTGATGCAGTTTATTGGTATGATCCAATTGGAAATGATCTTGGTTATGCACATTCCATAAGAACAACTTCTCCAAAGGTAACATCTACTGTTGAAAGATTCTTCGGTGAAGTTACTACTCAAGAAGATCATGAATTGGTTACTGGAGACACTGTTACTTTGTCTGCTCTCCCAATCCAAACTGAAAATGCTTCTGTAAGATTTGATCCATTTATAGCAAAACTTACAGGACCAAAAGTTGAATTTGATTTTACAGATTTCTCTGATGATCTAACTCAGTTCCGTATTAATGATTCAACATTTAATAGTGGCGACAAAGTAGTATTTTATTCTGGGAATTTCACAGTTAATGGACTTATTGATAATGAGACATATTTTGTTCTTAGAGAAGATCCAAATTATATCAAACTTTGTAAGTACAAGAGTGATGTAATAGAAGGTAACCCTGTTATTCCTACATCCGTTCAAAGTGGCGGAACATTTAGTATTGCTAAAATCAATCCCCCATTAACATTTACCAATGGAAATCAGATCGTTTTTGATGTTTCTGATCCATCCCTTGGCGAAATGGAATTGAGATTCTTTGAAGATATTAACTTTATTGATGGATTGGACACAACTGGTGGATCAAACGGATTTGCTGTAAGTAGAAGTGGTGTCCCTGGTACAGCTGGTGCTACAGTTAGTATTAACACTAGACTTGGGTATCCAAGAAAGAGTTTCTACACCCTTGTTCCTCTTGTTCCAGCTGATGAAAGGAAGAGATACGGGTCTTCCGATATTGAAGTTACTGGAAGAAATACTATTACTCTAAACAATATTGTAGTGGACGACAAACACTCTATTATTAGAGTTGATGAAAAACAATTTAATTTCAATCTTTTGAAGAGACCTTCTAGAGATGAATTTTTCACCAATGTAGCTGGAATTACTACAATTTTCTATCAAACTGATTCTGGTAATACTACTGGATCTATTGCTAAGATTAAAATTAATTTCCCAGGTAAGGGATACACTGTTCTTCCAAAAGTAACAGGATTTGCTACTACGGAGGGTAAGAATGCTATTGTTAAGATTTACTCCGACACAATTGGTGAAATTGATACCCTAGAAAGAGTCAAGGATGGATTTGATTATCCAACAGATCCCACATTATTGCCTTTCTTAAGCGTTCCCGCAATTGTTGACGTTAGTGGAATTGCTAGAATTGGTAGTGTAGATGTAACTGATGGTGGTGTAAACTATACTCAACCACCTAAGTTAATTGTTAGAGGAAATTCTAATGTTGAACTTGCTGCACATGTTCAAGGTGGTTCTGTTTCCAGAGTTGAAATCTTAAAGAATGCTTTTGAATTTGATGAACCACTAAATGTCATCACGGTTAAAAATTCCAATGGATATGATATTGATGCCATTACTCATGTTGGAACTGATGTTACTGTAGAGCTTCTCCTAGATCCACAGTTTAACATTCCAGTTTCTAATGGATATGCTTCTACTGAAACTTCATTCCCATTTGCAGTTGGCGATAAAATTTTCATCGAAGATTGTAGGATTACACCAGACTCGAAATCTAATGGGGAATTGAATTTCAACTCCGAGAATTTTGATTATGCCTTCTTCACAGTTACGGGTATTAACACAGTTAACTATACAGTCACTTACAGTGTTGCTGGAATTGCAACTGGCACTTTAGGTGAATATGACGATGACTTTACTCTTGGATCTATCGTGAACTACAGAGATATGGCTAAGTTTGATATGAAACTTGTTGATGATGCTAAGTTCTTGTCTGGTGAAAAGGTAACTTCCAAGAAATTTGAGGGTATTGTTGCTGAAAATGGTTGGAATCCAAAATTAAGTCAATTGAGACTCAGAGATACTTTTGGTACTTTGGAGGTAGGTGAAGTTATTGAGGGACAAGAAACTAGATTGAAAGCAGACGTTAAAGATGTCAATAGATTTAATGTCAGAAGTACTACTGGTGTAAGTAGAGAGAAACTTGTAAAAGGCGATCTTAATACGGGTATTCTTAATGACTTCTTACAAAGAATTGCTGATAACGAATATTATCAGAAGTTCTCCTACGCAATTAAGAGTGATCTTCCATACGATAAGTGGAAGGAATCTGTAAGATCCATTGTACACCCATCTGGATTCAAGGAATTCTCCGATCTTGAGTTGATGAGTCAACCAACTGTTAATGAAGTAAATGTTGGTATTGCCAGGTCAACAAATATGAGGATCAAGGCAGTTGATACCAAGATTGATACTATTGTTAATATTGATAATGATATCTTCTTAGGGAAGAGGGAAAACTTTGCTATGGTAACTGAGGATGATCCTTTACCCGATGGATCGGTTCAGAGGATTTATTTCCCAGAAGGTAGACCAATCAAGAGTTATATTCTTAATAAAACCAACAAAGTTCTAAAACTTGATGATATTTCCGATGGATTTACAGGTCAACATAATAGAGCTGGACAACTTGAAGGTAAGATTGATTTCAAACTAAAATCTTCTGGAAGACCCGTTTTCAAAATTGATTTTAACTCTGCAAGTGCTGCAGTGGTTGATATTCCCAATAATATCATTACATTCCAAAATCATAATTTCCAAACAGGACAAGAGCTAGTTTATGATACAAATAATGGATCAAGCATTGGAATTGCAACTACCTCTCACATTACTGGTCTAAGAGACATTGTTATGAATGTCACTACTTCTGGAACTGGTAGTAGTGCGATGTATGAAAATGGATACAACAATACTGTTATTGGTCCCGTTACTGGCATTGGTACAACTGTTTCCCCAATTACTACATTTAAGGTATATGGATTTGGAAATCCACTTCCATCTACGACAAATGGAAATGGTGAGGGAGCTACTTTCCTTGTTCAGTTTGTCTATGATCAATCTACTGGGCAACCACTATCTACTTCTGTTCAGTTGATTGCTGGGGGATCGGGATATGATGTTGGCGATACAGTAACTATTGGTGGTACTTATTTGGGTGGTACTGCAGTTACCAATGACCTTTCATTCCCAGTTAATGTTGTGACTGGAACCAGAACGGGTATTCTCACCACATATTCTAATGTTCCATCTACAGTTGATGGTGATGGATCTGGAGCAACATTTAATGTAACTAGAGATGCAAATCTTGATATTGAAAGTGTTGAGGTTGTAACTGGTGGATCTGGATATGCAAGTACTAATAGAATTTCTATTGCAGGTACTTACATTGGTGGTATTTCTCCAGATGATGATTTGTTCTTAACTCCAACTGAACTTGGTGGCACTACAATTCCATCCAGAGTATATGTCCAGAAGTTAGATGATACTAAGTTTAGACTGTCTGGTCTATCTACTTCTCTTCCAATGGATTTCGTTGGATTTGGTACTGGCATTCATACACTCAAGTATGCTGAACCAACAAAGAATGCTTTGATCATGATTGATAATATTATTCAAAGTCCACTCGCAAACAAACGACTAACAGTTGGTGTTGGTTCTGCAGTTGGTATTGATGATCAGGCAATTGTCATTTCTTCTGGTATTGGATCAATTGGCAAGGGCGATATTATTAAACTTGATGATGAGTTTATTCAGGTTGAATCTATTGGAGATTCTACTTTTGTACGATCTAGAACCGCTTCTGCAGAGACGACAGTTGACAACAATTTCTATTATGATACGAATAGAATGAACTCTACGGTTCGTTATCATTCCAATTCTCTCATCACGCATGATGACAACCCACCATATTAACTATAAATAACAGAAAAACTATTTAAGTAATGGCTTTCCAAGGTATTAACACTGGTACAGCTCCTAATGATGGAACTGGAGATACTTTACTTCAGGGTACGTTAAAAATTAACGCAAACTTCCAAGACATTTATGATGTTTTTGGTGATGGAAGTAATCTCCTAAGTTTTGTCTCTTATGCTTCCACTGCAGGTTACTCCACTAATTGTGGGGTGGCTTCTACTGCAGGTTATGCGACGAGTTCTAGATATGTTGCTGGTGATATTGACATCAATACTACAGGTGTCATTACTTCTACTTATGCTGACATTGGTGGTATCACTATTCAACAACCTGGTGCTATTACTGATGGACCTATTGAAGTTGGAACTGCAACAACGATGTTCCGAATTAAGGCCGACGGAATGGTTGGCATTGGAACTTCTTTACCAACCTCTCAATTACAGGTAGCATCATTCTCTAATGAAAGACCTGCAATTTGGGCAGTAACTAAAGGAGATGCACACGGTCTACAAGTGTCTTCTGCCGAAGATTTAATTGATAATAAAACGTTTGTAGTTACTAAGGACGCATATACTGGTATTGGATCGACAGCACCGTCTTCGAAACTGGACGTTCGTGGTGATGTTCAGATTACTGGTATTAGTACATTCAATGGCACAACTCATCTTAATGGTGACATTACAGAAAAAGTATCAGGAAACTTTACTGATGGATTGACTGCTATCGGTGGAACTCTAACTGTAGATGTATCTCAAGGTTCTGTAGTTCTTGGTGGATTAACAACTGCAGTAAGTACCTGGAGTTTTACCAATGTAACTACATTAAATAGTAAGGCTACTACAGTTACCATTGTTAATGATGCTGGAACAGCTGCTACATATGGTGATGGTTGTAAAGTCAACGGTGTGGTGATTGCTGGTGGTATTAGATGGGTTGGTGGCAATCCACCACCATCAACAAGTGCAGAAGATATTCTCACATTCAGTATCATTAGAGATACAACTGGTACTACCAGAGTTTATTGCAGTAGCTCCATCAATATTAGCTGACGAGAGGAATAAATGCCTAGAACTACGCCTGGATCTGGAGCTCTTTTCAGACCTTTCTTTGATTCCAATTATGGAATTGATAGAATCGAGGTTCTTGATGGTGGATC